AACGCTCCTGCAAAACCAATAACAGCAGAAGCAATATTCTGTATTACTTCTGGCGGAAGCGAAGCTATGAAATTAGCTGCTGCGGTAGCTATTTGAGATAGCCATGTCACTAGCGTTCCTAGTGTGCTTCCTAATGACTCCAAAACGCCTGTAGCAGTCAAACTATTCCAGATGTTCCCAAGCGCAGCAGATATACTCTGAACCGCTGTAGTAAATGCTGAAACAGCGCCTGTGTTAGAAAACGCAGTCCAAAAAGTCTGTATCTTCTGCGTTGTGTCTGAAATAAAAGCTGATACGTTGTTGATAATCTTAGTGAAATCAATTTTATCAAGCGCTTTTCCCAAACCGTCTGCAAGTTTATTGAAATCAATCTTGTCAAAAGCGTCTGACAAGGCGTTTACAGCCTTAATACCAAACTTATTGAGTTGTTCAAAAGCAGGCATGAGCTTGTTAGACAACGACTCTTTCATTCCGTCGATAGCCTGATCCACAGTCTTAAATTCTGTTGCCATTTTCTGGAAAGCGTCCGAATTACCAGCCTTATTTAAAGCATCGAAGAATTCCTCTGTATTGACTTTCCCATCCTGTACAGCAGATACAAGCTCGGCTGTGCTCATACCCATTTCTTTAGCTACTGCAGCCATACCAGCAGGCGCTTGTTCCATCATGATTTTAAAATCCATCCAAGCGACTTTAGGCTTACTTGCCATTTGTGTAGCTTGCGTAGATAAGGACTTCATCGCTTGCGCTGGATTTTCAGCAGAAGCGGCTAGGCCACCAAAGGCTTTTACCAAACTACCGACATTTTTAGTTCCCACAGCGTCAAGTTGCGAGTAAGTGCTTGCCATGTCAGACGCAGAATAGATAGTCTTGGTCGCAAAGTCCTGCATTTCTTTCTTCGCTTGTGATATCGTTTCAGCAGAGCGACCAAAAGCTTGTAAGTTGCCCTCAAAGGTTTTCCATGCCTTTTGAGCGCCGTTCAATTCTCCGACCATTGAACCAAGGCCTGATGTGATTGAGCCAATACCTGATGTCAAAGCAGAGCTAATTAAATTAGCGCCTAATACAGATTTGAAAGTAGAACCTACTTTGCTTGCCATGTTCGACAAGCCGCTAACTGACCTTTCCGCTGCTTTAAAAGCACTAGAAAAGCCGCTATCTCTTGCTCGTAGCACCGCTTCGACTGTATAGCTCGAATTTGCCATTAATATCCCTCCTCTCCTTTGTAGTTTCTCATTCTTTTAGCGATAGCGATTAGGTCGCTATTCACTGGTTTGGCAAAATTATTGCCCAGGACAGCGTTTTTCCGTTTGGCTTCGTCGTAGAAATCGGTAAATTCCTTATAAACATAAGATTTACCGTTTCTATCCGTTGCCTTAACTGCCCTGTTTAGATATGCTTGCAGATATAATTCTTGCTCACGTTCTAATTGCTTCATGACATGCCCTCGTTTTCGGAGCTTGTATTCTGCAATCGTCATTCTTCTTGCCACATCGTAGTCCGTAACGCCAAACAATCCGAATATCGTTGCAAGCATGTCCTCGTAAACTTGTTTAGATGTCGATATGACAGCTTTTACAGATTCATTTCTTTCAGAACTTTGTTCACTTTCAATCTTGTCACCGGCGATTTCTTCAAGCTCACTAAAAAATCATCAAACACTTTCTCGAGATTGTCGCCTTGCGCTTCAATCCACGCTTCAATGTCTGCACTTTTAAGCAAAGGACGCTCTGTTGCAGTAGCAGCTTGAAGAATGTCTGCGATAACAACCGGATTGAAGTCTTTCAGATACACAACCGCTGATTGCAAGCCCATACCGAAGCTGACGCCATTCCCTTTGATTTCATAGCGCTTGTCCATTTCACGGATAAAGTCAATGCCATAGTGTAAGTCGTATCTCTTGCCGTTGATTTCGATTTGTTTCATGTTCTTTGTATTCTCCTTAAAAATAAAAAGGGGCTAAATGCCCCAAAGTTTGATTAAAGCTCTTGAGTAGTGTCCTTGAATGCGTATTGAACAGCCTTTTGCTGTTCTTCTGTCAAGGTCGCATATCCGTCAACTGGCTTGCCGTCAATCTTCATTTCTGTTGAGATTGTAATCAAGTCTTCAACGTTTGCAGGAAGTTCCCAGCTAGACAGAGAGCCTTGCATATACTTAGCAGGGTATTTGTCAGCTTGCTTAGTTCCAGCAAGGTCAATTTCCCAAACTTCAAGCTTGAAGCCCTCTGTTACTGATTGCTCAAGGAGCTTATTCAGTTCATCACGGCTTGAAACAGCTTCGATTTCAAGAGTTACCTCAAGCCCACCGTCACTGTTTACTGCGCCGTCTTTCGTTTTCTTCGTGTCATTTGAGCGCTCATATTTAAGCTTATGCTCAACTTGGAAAGCCAACTTAGCAGCGGCTTTCTTTTCTCCCAATTTGCGGAACATCAAAATTTTATCTTTTCCGTACATGTATCATTTTCCTTTCTTAGTTAAATCTAAATTTCAAGTCAAGAATGCCATGATATAGCAATTCTTCCGTTGAATTGTCTTTGATAATTTGCGTTGGACTTGATAAGTCCATAGACCATTTAGTGCTTTCAATTTGCCTAATCTTGGAATATTCAGCCATAAGCTTGCCTATCCAGTCAGATACCAGTTTCCTATCGTCTACACGCCCCCACACGTCGACACGAGCCGACACCTCACCGATGAGGTATGATTTAGTCGCTTGTGGGATAATCTGTGTATAAGATACAACCATAAATGGATAAGGCGTGCCGTCCTCTGGCAGATACGGATAAGCAGTCAATCCAAGAGCGTTAGAGCGCTTGATAAGCTCGTCATGCAATTGTTGGTCTGGTTGTTTATTTAACAATGCCTGCCCTCCTTAAATCTGCGATAAACCTCGGCTGCACTACATCAAAAGCCGGCTTCATAAATGGTTGGGCGTTCATCTTGCGTGTACCGACTTCCAAGTAAGCAGCGTAGTCTGTGCCAGCTTCCACCTTTGCTTCGAATCCGCCATCTTGTAACTCAAGAGTGATTTTGCGCTTCGTTGCGCCTGTTGCATAGCCTTTAGTAAAAACAGCATTTCTCTTAGCAGTTCGTTGCAATTCTGCGCCATATTTCTTGACAATAGCTTTGTGTGCTTCCATGTTAGCGGCGGTCTGCAAGGCTTTTTTTAATGGCGCATCGCCGTTGATGCGTAAAGTTCCGTCAAACCCCATTTTTCACCTCACTAACATAAAAAACAGTCATGCCGTTCGTATGTTCTGGCGTTCGTATGATGTTATAAGGTTTTCCGTCAATCAAAAGGCTGCTGATTTTTCCCTTTATGCGTCGTACTCTCACTACCTTAGTGGCTTCTTTTAACTTGTCGCCTAAAAGGTTTTGGAGCTGTGCGCTTACTGGCCCGATATTAGCAGGTACGACCTTTTCAGTCGTTTCACCGCCTACCATTTTCCCTAAATCAGCGTCATACATTGGTTTTTGCTCGCTTTTAATAACAAGCTTGCATCGTTTGTCAAATCTCATAGCATCTTAAACCCCGCTTGGAAACTACCGGCAAAGTTGCGTCTGATGACTGCGTCATAAACCGCAAAGTCGTCTAAGTCAAAGGACATGCTCAAACCCTCTACGCTTTGAGAGGACAAGCCCTCAGAGCCTAGCTTATTAAAGCGTTTAACAACGACCTCTACGATGATGTAACTTAGCTTATCTGGTATATCGTCTTGTTTTGAGTAGGCTTTAAAGTGCGCTTCCGTAAGATTTTGGATAATTAACAAGAGATTATCTTGCAAGTTATCCTCAATTCCTAGCAGAGCCTTTACTTGCTCAATAATCATCATGTTCTTATCCTTCCAATGCGTCGATTAGGCTTGCTTTATCAAGCCCAGAATAGCCCGTCACGCCGTTTTCTTTGGCAATCCCTCTTAGTTCCTGTACCGTCATATCAGACAGCGTAGAGGGGCTTTCTGCCACCTCTACAACCGACTCAGGAGCTTGCGGGTAGTGCCTACGCAGCAACATACCCATTAAGCACCTCCGAATTTAACGACTTTAGTTGGGTCATACAGATATACACCGTAATGCTCGTCACCTGTGATAACGGTTGTCTTCTTCAAGATGTCACGGTCTGTTTCGATAGCAACATCACGTTTGAGGTTGATTACAAATGCGCCGTACTTAGCAACATCAGTCGTGTCGTTTGCAGTTGGTGATACTTTAACCAAGAAGCCTTTACCCTTTTCAACTTTCTTAGTGCGGACGATTTGCACGCCGTGAGTTTCACCAAAAGTACCAGATACTACTGTGTTAGCGCCGATTTCAGATCCAGAAAGCCAGTTCTTGATAGTGTCAGCTCGCAAGTCAATAGCGTCAGCAGGGTTGATAAGAGCGACATAGTTTGCGTCTTCTTCATCGTCAAACACTGCCAAGGCTTTATCGAGCGCTGCGCCAGTTGTAGGGGCTTCTGTGACAAATTGAGTTGCTTTCTTAGCTTCTTCAATCAAGTCATTGTCTACCTTGTTAGCCAAAGCAAGAGCGATTTGTTGTGTTGCTTGGCCGACTGGATCGCCATAACCAGACAAGACGGCTTCGTCTGTCAGTTCGATACCTTTACCGGCTTTCTTGATAGTCATAGTAGACTTAGCAGTAGTCAGTTGGTCTGGTTCAATAGCTACACCCTCGGCAATATCTTTAGCGTCGCCAGAGTACACCCATTTAGGCACTGTGATAGTGCTTCCTGGTTGTCCTACAAGCTCACGCTCGACATAAGAAAGAGGGGTGAATTTAATCATTTTAGGAAGTTTAGCTGATACCATGTCAGCCATTACTTCTGGGTTAATCATTTGTGCAAGTTGTGTTTGTGTCATTTATGTTTATCCTTTCAGTTGTGCGTATAGTTCTGGGTTACTCTGCAATAACTCGTTGCGGTCTTTGTAACCCATGCGGTCAAATTGTTCTTTGGTAATTGTTCCTGCAGTTGATTGCTCAACTTTGCGTGGCGTCTTACCTTTCAGCATTTCTTTGACCTTGTTATCTGCTAGTTGGTTCACTAGCTCTGTAAAGCCATTGACGGCTTCTTGCGTGCTCTCTGCGCTATCCTTAACGACAAAGGCAAGGATTTCGTCACCAGCAACAATACCGGCTTCTGAAAGCATTTTAGAAGCTTCTTTCTCAAGACCGCTGCGATTGATTTTTGCTTCGAGTTCTGCGATGTATTCTGCTTGTTTTTTAGCTTCATACTCTGCTTTTTCGTCGGCGTTCATCTTTCGCAACTTCTCAGCTTCGTCCATTTTGGCTTTGTATTCTTTTTCAGCCGAGCGCTTTGCTTTCGCTTTTTCTTTCTTGACAATATCGTCTAGCTCAGCTTGTGTGAATGTTTTCTCAGCAACTTCGGTCTGCTCCTGATTGCTAGCTTCATCAGTGGTTTCTTCTGTCACTTCGATTACTTCATCTTTGATTTCTTCTGCCACTTTTGGCTACCTCCCTTTTAAGTCCTGAGTGGACTGATGCCTTGGCTTTTTATGTCGTCAAAGTTCGGACAAAAAGAAAACCAGTCGAATTGACTGGTTTGAATTATGCAACTAAGTAGCAGTCTGTTCCTGCCAGTCAAGATGTTGGATCACCTCCTAATCTGTAAAACCTAGCACCGACATTATTTTGCTTTTACCTCCTTGCGTTTTAGTTCTGTTTTAATTCTGTTCTCGCTCTACTGTCACCTGTTTGATTTAGCGCTTTTCTTAATCAAGCGTTCGTATTCTTTCTCTGACATAGAGAAGTGAGCGGCAGTAGAGCATCTACAAAAGGGTGCATCGGCGCAGCATTCTCCCCTGGCAACATATCAGCCACTTTAAAGATTTTTCCGTCTAAAGGCTTGCATATATCGCACGCTTTCGGCTCTGCGATAAACTCGTATTCGTCGTAACCATTAGCAATGTATGACTGCCTTTCTGCTTCTGTGGCAATCCTAGCGCCCTCTGTGACAGCTAGTCGCTTAGCTTCATTAGCAGATACACCGAACTCTTCTATTTACATGA